GCACAACACCTTGCACGCCTGCAATAAGCGTTTGCCAGCTAAATGCAAGGATTTATAAAATAGATTAGGCATAACAAGAGTTATCAACAGCTTATCAACAGCTTATAAACAGCATAAAGCCAGTAACTGCCACGCCTGCAATAAGCGTTTGCCAGCTAAATGCAAGGATTTTGTATAATGGTATAATGTAATTAAATTTTAAGAAATATTATAATGATATGCATATAACACTAGACAGAGCCACCCCTACCCCCCACCCACACCAATTAAAAAATGGTAGCCCCTGTCTGTGTGTGGGGTACCTACACATAATCTAATAAACAAAATATTAACATATACGCCTAATCATATCTTTAACCCCCCTAAACACAATGAATAATAAAAAATTTTACAAGTTATTATCAAAAAACATTAAAAATATGAAAAGATACCACAAGTTTTATAAGTTCCTGAAAAAGAAATTATTAAAACAAGGGCATTGGAAAAATCTACCCAGAGGTAAAAGTTTTTAGCCCCCCTTTTTTTTGCCCCCCCAATTTTCTGGTGGTATAAATCTTTAGGAAAAATCTAAGGAGATAAATGGACATATTAGAATTAAGAAAAAATATATCGAACATTAACAATCTGCTAGAGGAGAAAGAAAAAAATCTTTGTAAATCTTCTTTGTATCATTTTGATAAGAATGTTTTAGGGTATTCTTTAATGACAGAAAAACCTCATTTGGAATTATGTAAATTTACTCAAAAAGGTAAAAAATTACTAATTCTTATGCCAAGAGGTTCGTTTAAGACTTCTGTGGTTACTGTTGGGTATTGTTTGTGGAGAATTGTTAGAAATCCTAATATTCGTATTTTGATTGACTCTGAGACTATTGGAAGAAGTAAAAAGTTCTTGTCTGAGCTTAAAACACATATTGAAAGCAATGAGAAGTTCAAGAAGTTGTTCGGGGATTTGAAAGGTAAAGAGACTTGGTCTAAAACTGAAATCACAGTTTCCACTCGCACTAAAAACCTGAAAGAACCGACTGTTGCGATTGCCGGAATTGATACGCCTGCTGTTGGACTTCACTTTGATTTGATTATTGCTGATGACCTTCATTCTGAGAAGAATGTTACGACTAAAGACCAGATTGACCAAGTTATTGAACACTACAAGCTGTTGACATCTATTTTAGAGCCTGATGGGAAAATGGTAGTAATTGGAACTCGTTGGCACGACAGTGATTTATATGGATATTTGTTAGAAGAAGAAAAAGACACTTTTAAATATATGAGAAAACAGGCGATAGATGATGATGGGAATTTGCTGATGCCTGATAGACTAAATATGAAATTTCTTGATAGGGCAAAAAAAACAATGGGAAGTTACTTATTTTCTTGTCAATATCAAAATGAAGCGATTTCACAAGCTGATGCCAAATTCAAAAGAGAAGACTTCCAATATTACAAACCTGAAGATTTACCAGAAAGATTAAATGTTTTTATGTCTATTGACCCAGCTATATCTATAAGAGCTGCTGCTGATTTTTCAGCAATAGTTGTTATAGGTGTAGATGAGATGTTTAATGTCTATATCCTAGATATTTTTAGAGGCAAAGTAGAGCCAAGAGATTTGATAAATCAAACCTTTACAATGGTTGATAGGTGGAATCCACGACTGGTTGGGGTAGAAACAGTTAGTTTCCAAGATATTCTACGAACCAATCTGATAGAAGAACAAAAAATTCGTGGGAAATATCTACCACTTTATCCGCTTAAAAGAAACACCAGAGAATCTAAAGATGACAGAATTTTGTTGCTTCAACCAAAATATCAAACTCATTCAATTTTCCACCCACTGAATCACACACACACGTTAGATTTGGAGAATGAATTGATGAGATTTCCAAAAGGTAAACATGATGATATTATAGACGCTTTAGCAGATGCAGTTAGTATTTCAAACCCAACAAGGAAAAAAAGAGATAAAAAGAAACAAATATATAAACCAATAAGTAAAATTACTGGATGGTAAATATGCGAAAAAATCAAAAAGATGAAAAACAATCAGCAGAAAGACCATACTCGCCAAATGACGAAGAAAAAAAGGTGCTTGACAAAATCTTCCAAAGAAAAAAGGATATGCAAATAGGAAGAACACAAGGTGAAACTAACTGGGAAGAGTATTGGGACGATTCTGATAAGGCTTATAATGCTAAAACAGAAACTCTAGATTCTGACGACTGGAGAAGTAATCTTCATATTCCAATTGAATTTTCAATTGTTGAAACTGTTAAACAAGAATCTATGGAGCAGACTATTAGATGGGAAGTTGAGCCAGGAGACCCGTCTGATATCAAGAAAGTTCCATTTATGAATGAGGTAATTGATGCTTCTCTTGACAAAATGAAATGGAATGCTACTTATTTTATCTTAAATGATGAAAGATATAGAAGAGGCACTACTGCTTGTAAAATTACTTACAGACGAGAAAAAAGAAAAATTTACGATATGGTTGATTATGATGATGTTGAGGACAAAGAATCTTATGAAGAAAATGAAATTTACGACTATGATGATGTGCTTATAAAATACATTGATTTATTTGATTTATATATAGATGAAGCTGTCAGAGATATCGCTGATGCTAAAGATGTTATTGAAAGAGAAGTTATGTCGATTGAGACTTTCCATAAAAGATATGACAGCAAATACAAAAATGCTAAAAAAGTAAAAGCTGGTGGGGAAGTTGATGCTAAAGCATATTACGTACCTCCAGAAGATATTACTGATGATAAAGTTGAAGTTCTACACTATTGGAACAAACCTGACGATAAATATGCAATTGTTGCAAACGGAGTTTTGGTAAGAAATCTTCCAAATCCTTACGCCCACAAAAAAATTCCATATCGGTTACTTTATTGTTATAGGAATTCTGCTAACTTGTATGGTTTTTCAATCCCAATGCTAATTAAGCACATTGTTGATGAAATAAATACACTTAGAAATATGCGAATCAATTTCCAACATATGTCAATTGATAAAATGTTTATAGTTTCTGACCAGTTGGGGATTGATGAGGAAGATTTAGTGGTTAGACCTCATGGTATGATTGAAGCAACTACTACTAGTATGCCACTTCAAAACTCTATAATGGCTCTTGAATACGGAGATGTAAAACCATCTTCTATGCAAGATATTGAAATGTTAATGGATGATGTCAGAAGGACAATTGGTGTTGATGACAGGTTACAAGGAGTAATCCCGCAATCCAGAGGAACAGCTACTGAAGCAGCAATTCTTAAAGAAGCTACTCTTAAAAGAGTTAGAATGCTTATAAAATACGCTGAAATTGACGGCTTGAAGGATATTGGCGAATTATTGGTAGCTACCATATCTCAGTATTACGAAATTCCAAGAGTCAAAAAAATTGTTGGCGAAGATGGAGAAGAACGTGAAGTTAATGAATACAAGTCTATTAGAATAAAAGATAAAGAAGTTGTGCCAACCCAAGATGGTTTTCCAGAAATACAAAAGGGTGAAGGATATGACTTTTTCGAGGCTAATCCTGACATGATACGAGGTAATTATGATATTAAAGTTGTTACTTCATCAGTACCTCATGTTTCAAAACCTTTGCAACAAGCTAAACTTACAGAAATGTTTACCATGATAACCCAAAATCCTTTGTGGCAAGGGTTGATTGACCCAAAGAAATCACTTGAAATGTATGTTAGAACACAAGATGAAAACCCACAAGAGATATTGAAAGCAACTTTAAATGAAAATGAAGAAAAAGACTTAGCTTTGCAAGAAAATGAAAGAATGATGCAAGGAGAAGCATTGCCACCAACGCCTAATATCTCTGAGAACCATACTGCTATTCATATAGAAGCTACCCAGAATAGTGAGTTCCAAGTGCTACCACCAGAAATGCAAGAAATCTTTGACCAGCATATAATGGGTGAAAATGAACAGCATCAAGGTGGTCAGTTAAAACCGTCTAGTATGGGTAGACCAGCACTTGCTGGACCACAAGAACCAGATTTAGCTAGCCAAAATCAAAATATGGGAGGGTAGAATGACAAAATTATCAAAATTAGATTGGGAAAAATTAAGTGAGATTGACAGACGCCCTGAATGGAAAACTTTGCAAAAGTATTTTAAAAGGCAAAGATTGATTTTTGGCGAATGGGCTTTGAGAGCAACAAATACCAGCACTACAAACAAAAGTGAAAATGTTGAAATAAGAACATACCAGACAATAGAAGAAAAAATTGCTTTTTTACAAGGAAAAGCTAGTGCAATTGATGAAATAACTTTACTACCTAAAAAGGCAAAAAAGAGGTTAGAGAAGATAGAAAAAAGAAAAAAACGTTAATAATTAGTAGATTGGGTTAAGACTAGCCCAATCAATCTAGTTATTAAAATAACTTAAAGGAGAATTATGTCCAAAAAGGACAAAGATGTCGCAAAAAGCGATGATGAAGAAAAAAAATCATTAGAAGAAATGATGCAGGAAAAACCTGAAGAGGAAAAAGAAGTTCAACCTGAAGAGGAAAAGAAAGACGAGAATCAGGAGGAACCAGCAGAAGAAGAAAAGAAAGACGAAAGCAAGAAAATTGCTGAAGCAGAACCTAAATTTTGGAAAACATTTATGGGTTCGCAAGAGTATTCGCCTGAAAAGCTAGGTGAATATTTAGAGAAAGTAGAAAAAAGTTATTCACATTCTATGCAAGAAGGTCCTCGACTTGCAAAAAGAGTTGAAGAACTTGAAGGAATGATTGAATCTGACAATAGTAGTGGTCTTGACCCAAAATACACCTATGCTCTTGACAGGGTTTTAACAGATGATGAAAGAGAATTTCAAGAAGCGTGGGATAAGGTCGTGAAAGATTATCCAGAAATAGTTTCGGAAGAGCTTAACGAAGAGTACACTAAAACTTTTGTAGATTTAAAAAAGGCTAATATAAAAATTCCTTACGAAAAAGCAATGAGAATTGTTGCTCAAGCGATTGTTAATAGAGAACCAGAAGCCAAGCAACCAGAGCAAAAAGCTCCTAATAAGGCAATAGTAAAAATGGCTGAAGGAGGGATAGAGCAAGGAAGCTCTGATGTCTCTAGCAAAAAACCAAAAGAATCACTAACTGAAGCAGAAAGAGAAGTCGCAAAGAATTTTGGCTTAACTGATGAGCAATATATAGAGGGCAAAAAGATAGCAAATAACTCGTAATGAAAACCCAAGCA